CCCCCCGCAGGAGACTGAAATGTCGGAATTATCCAAAAAGGTGCGAGGCGAGCGTAAGGCGAAGGCTGAACGCTACGCCCGCACCGACCCGCACGCGAAAGTTGATGCCAGCGGCTACACCCCGCCAGACGCGCTCGACGCCGACGTAAAGACGGGCATGCGCCCGATCTCCCGCCGCCAGTTTAAGCGCGGCGGCAAGGTAGAGGGCGAGCACGCCACCCACCACGCCGGTCGCAAGCCCCGCAAGCATGGCGGCAAGGCCTTGACGCCGAATAACATGATCAATAAGAACGTCAAGGATGCTAACGAGGAGCGCGACGGCTCTAAGCACACGGGCGGCATGAAGCGCGGCGGCAAGGCCATGCACGACGATGCGGCAGAAGACAAAAAACTGATCCATCAGGTCGTCAAAAAGGGTGCCCTGAAGCCGGGTATGAAGCACGGCGGTCGGTCGCACAAGGCGGGCGGCGGCTACCCCAAAAATCCTCCGGGCGAAGACTTCCTGAATGACTACTTAGCGGGCACTGGCCGCAGTTACTACAAGGACAACCCGAATGCGCCGGGTGCTCCGAAGGCCGCTAAACCGGCCCCCAAGCAGGTTGTGGCCAAGCCGGTTGCGCCCCCTGCGTCAGATATGGATCCCGGCCAGATGGGTCCGCCGATGAAGAAGGGCGGCGGCGTCCATCCGAAGGGCTGCAAGTGCCACAAGTGCAGCGGCGGAATGGCAAAAAAGGGCGGCGGCAGCGTCTCTGACGGCGAACTGGAGGGCACGCGCCCTACTGGTGGTCGCAAGGCACGCAAGTCCGGCGGTCGCGCCAAGGGCAAGACCAACATCAACATCATCATCGGGTCGCACGGCAAGGAGCACCCACCGATGCTGCCTCCGGGCATGATGCCCCCACCGCCACCTGCGGGGGGCCTTCACCAAGGCATGGGTCCTGCTGGCGCAATGCCTCCGGGTGGTATGCCTCCGGGTGCAGGTGGTCCTCCGATGCCTCCGCCGGGTATGCCGCCAAGCGGTCCTCCGCCGGGCATGATGCCGCGTAAGCGCGGCGGTCGCGTCCATTACCCACTGCATCACGGCGGTGGTGGCGGCCTTGGGCGGCTTGAGAAAGTTAAAGCATATGGCCTGAAGCCTGCTTGATGATATAAGGGAGCGGTCAGTAATGGCCGCTCCTTTGATTGAGACCTACCTATGCAAACGATCAGCGTTCGTTTTGAATACGAATTGAAAAAATTGATCATAAAAGAAGTTGATCGCCTAACGGAAATCATCGCGTTAGGTGCCAGCATTCACGATATTTCCGACTATAAGCACCTTACGGGGCAACTCGCGGCATGGCGTAAGTTGGACGATATCTGTGATGAAGCACGTTCGATAATGGATAAATCGTAATTGGAGATTTTATGCCGCATGTACCTATGCAACACGATACCGACCCTAAAACCGATCTGATAAAAGAAGTTGGAGATATCAGCGGATTTGAACTCTATCAAAATCAAATTCTGTGCGCCGTGTATATCCGACCTGAAAAAACAAAGAGCGGGATCATCTACACGACCCAAACTCGCGAGGAAGATCGTCACCAGAGCAAGGTTGGCCTCGTTTTAAAGACGGGTCCAGACGCTTTTGTTGATGAAAGCGGCGTCTGGTTCAAGGACGTGAAGGTCCACCTGAGTGATTGGATTGTCTTCCGCCCGTCTGATGGTTGGAGCATCACCGTCAACGGTGTTTTGTGCCGTATTTTGAAGGACGAAACCGTGCGCGGTCGCGTCTCTCACCCAGACCTTGTGTACTAAGGAGGCATTATGGCTACTGAACCAGAGCAGATTGAAATTGAAATTGATCTGAATCCTAAAGAAGACAAGAAAGACGAGATTCAGATTGTTGAAGTTGCTAAGAGCGATGAAGTTGCGCCTGAAGAAGGCATTGAATCGCTCAAAAAGCAGTTGGAGCAGGAGCGTGCGGCGCGTATTTTGGCTGAAAAAAACGCAAATGACGCAAGACAAAATGCTCACAAGGCGCAGAACGAGGTTGTAGACACCAACCTGCACCTGATTAGCAACGCAATTGAGACGGTGAAGTCGAATACGCAAAATTTAAAGGCTGCATACTCTCAGGCGATGGCTTCAGGCGACTACGATTCGGCTGCAGACATCCAGCAGATCATGGCAGACAACTCTGCCAAGTTGTTGCAGTTGGAGCAGGGCAAGCAGGCGCTGGAACAGGCTCCAAAACAGCAGGCTCCTGCGCCCATGCAGTCAAATCCTGTCGAAGCGATGGCATCACAACTGTCTGCACGCTCTGCAGAGTGGGTCCGCGCCCATCCTGAGTACGCCCGCAACCCAAATCTAACCAGAAAGATGATTGCGGCGCATGAAATGGCTATGGCTGACGGCATAAAAGTCGATTCAGACGACTATTTTGAGTCTGTTGAGACCAGTTTGCGTATCCGCAGGGACGTTTCTGAGCCTGCTGCAAGTGCTACTGCCGACGCGGCTAAGGTTACGCAGCACCGTACTGCCCCGCCGTCTGCTCCGGTGTCTCGTAGCGGCACCGCAGGCACTGGAAACCGTCCAAACATCGTTCGCCTGAGTAAAGATGAGCGCGAGGCGGCTAAGGACATGAAAATGACTGATCAAGAGTACGCCAAGAACAAATTAGCCCTTCAGCGCGAAGGCAAACTGAACTAAGGAGAATTCGATGGACATCGAAACGCCAAAAAACAAGCGCGCAAGGGCACGCAACAATCGCCTGCTGGAGGCGATTGAGGAAATAGACGCAGAAGAGGCACAGGAAGAGGCTTTGCTGGCTGCTACAGAGATGCCAGAACCTGTTTCATCGATTCAGCGGCCTGCTTTGCGTGAAGATCCACGCACTCGCGCCGCACGTCGTGCTGCAGAACTGCGTGAGCACCGTGGGGCTATGGACGAGGGTACGGACGAGTTCCGCATCGCGCTCGACCTCATTCCTGACGGCTGGGATTACGAGTGGAAGCGTAAATTGCTACTTGGGCAGGAAGATCCCGCCTATCAGGTGCAGTTAGCGCGTAATGGATGGGAGGCTGTCCCGGCGGATCGTCACCCCGAAATGATGCCCAGCACGGGCAATTTCGCTGTGATTGAGCGCAAAGGCATGATCCTGATGGAGCGCCCGAAGGAGATTACCGAAGAAGTGCGAAGCGCCGACCTGCGCCGCGCACGTCAGCAGGTACGCCAGAAGGAAGAGCAGTTGAACTCCGCGCCAGAGGGCACGTTACAGCGCAAGAAGAGCGACGGGAGCACGCTGACGAAGATCAATAAGTCCTACGAAGCGATCCCAATTCCAGACTGATAGGTGGTAAACACCTCTTTAAGCACCCTTCGAGGGTGCTTTTTCTTTTGTACTATTGCACTTGTCAATAGTCGGGGGTAAATTCCGTTCAACCTCCTGCCCGGTGTGGGAGTTTTAAGAATACCCCCGGTCTAAGTCGCACCCGGTGCGCGATGATGGCCTCCTGAATAAGGAGATTCCGTCATGGCGAATACTTCAGCGCCTTTCGGTTTTAGTCAGTACTCGGGTACGGGATCGCTCCCTACCTATGAGCAGGTGCAGATGGCGATTTCGTCGTCTAACACCGGCCCGATCTTTTTTAATGACCCTGTAATGATGGCTGCTGGCACCACGGGTGTGGGCACTGGCCTTATCACGCAGGCGTATAACCCGGTAACCGTTGTAATCAGCGGCATCACGTTTGCCTCTGGTGTTGCTACGGCGACCATCACGGCAATCACCTCTGGTGTTCCGACTTCGCCTAACGCTTGGGCCGCTCCGGTTGGTTCTGTTATTTCCATCACTGGCGCAAGTTCTTTTGCTACTGGCGGCGCGTTTATCGGCAACTTCACGGTTACCGATTCGACTACGACCACCATTAAGTTCGTTGCCCCTACCGGCACGTTCAGCAGCACCTACACTGCGGGCACTTCGGTAGTCTACGTTCCGGTTACTGGTGTGTTCGTTGGCTGCAAGTACCTCTCGGTTGCCCAGAAGCGCACCGTGTGGAGCAACTACTGGCCGGGTTCTGACGCAAACACTGCGGCTTCGGTCACGGCGTATGTGGTCAACGACCCAAATGCTCAGTTCGTTGTGCAGACCGCCAACTCCAACACGACCTCAACCGCTGTTGGCGTTACGGCTGTTGGCCAGAACATTGGCTTTAACTACGCGGTCAGCGGCGCAGCGCCTGCGAGCAGCAACGGCAACACGGCGACTGGCATTTCCACCTACTTCGCGGATCAGTACACGCTGACCACGCCGGGTGGTTATCAGCCGCTTCTTCCTTTCCGCGTTGTCGCTCTTGCTAACTGGACGGCTGACGGTTCAAACCCGCTTCAGTCGGTCAACGGCAACGACTACACCTCTGCTTACAACCGCGTCGTTGTTGCTTTCAACAACGCGATGTTGAAGCAGTTCAACGGTATCTAAGGAGTAACTAAAAATGGCCGTTAATTTAAGTGCTATTAAAGACCTCCTGCTGCCGGGGCTTCGTGGTGTAGAAGGCAAGTACGAGATGATCCCATCTCAGTACGACAAGATCTTCACCAAGCATGACTCGAAACTCGCCCTTGAGCGTACCGCCGAAATGCGTTACCTCGGTCTGGCGCAGTTGAAGACGGAAGGTGCTCAGACCTCCTTCGACAACGGTGCCGGTGAGCGTTTCGTGTACAACCAAGAGCACAGTGAAATTGCTCTCGGTTACGCAATCACCCGCAAGGCGATTGACGACAACCTCTACAAGACGCAGTTCCACCCGTCGAACCTCGGCCTGATTGAATCATTTCAGCAGACCAAGGAAATCTACGGCGCGAACTTGCTTAACACCGCGACGACGTACAACGCGAACATCGGTGGCGATGGCGTTTCACTCTGCAGCACCGCTCATCCAATTGATGGCAACACGATTGCAAACAAGCCGACCGTAGACGTTGACCTCAATGAGGCCACGCTGCTGAACGCGATGATTGCGATTCGTACCAACTTCCGCGACATGGCGAACCTCAAGGTGTTTGCTCGTGGCCGTAAGTTGATCGTGCCTCCGCAGTTGGAGCCAGTTGCAATTCGTCTTCTGAAGACGGAACTGCGTCCGGGCACTGCAGATAATGATGTCAACGCAATCCTTACGACCGCAGGCGGTCTGCCTGAAGGCTACATGGTCAACGACTTCTTGACCTCATCCTTCGCGTGGTTCCTGCTCACAAACATTGATGGCCTCTCG